AGCTATCAAGATGCAGAACTATACGAGGAATGTCAAGGAATACATTTAGCAATAGAAATAGTAGCATTCAATGTACTGACACAATTAATAAAAGAAAGTAAAAAACAAAAACTAAAAATAAAATGGACACAGAAATAACATTACACATTAAAGAATTAATTAAAAATACTACCGGTGTAGATATTAATAAAGTTTCACGTAAAAGAGAAACAGTAGAAGCAAGAGCAATGTATTATAAAATACTAAAGCAAATTGATAAAAAGAAAACATTACAATCTATTGCCGACTCAGTAGGAAAGAATCACGCTACTGTATTACATTCTTTAAATAACTACGATACGTTTGAGCAATTCAACCCAACGTTAAAACTATTTAGAAAAGAAATACTATCAAGATTAAACTACAAATCATTTGAAAACATTATGGATAGTTCTAAAGATGAAAAGATAACTGCTTTACAAATAGAAGCAATTAAACAAAGTGAAGAAATATTAGAACTAAAAGAAAACATTAACAAACTAAAAGAAACAAGATACAAGTACAACATAGTAACAAACATAGAACAATTACTATTAGATACAGAAGGTAGTGAACAACAACAAATAATATTAGAACGCTTACAAGCATTGTATAGAATGAATAGAAACATAAAACTTTAATAATATGAAATTAGAAACAAATTACACAAACAGATTTAGCTTAGGAATTGTAATTGGTAGAAATGAAATATCAATAGCAATAGTATTAATAATAATAGATATAAAATTTTAAACAGATGAAAAAATTACTTATTATGTTAGCACTAATATCATTTAGTTGCTCAACACCGGAAGAAGAAACAACACAAGAATGCCAATGTTATAAAGTAGTTTATACATACGAGCAATATTATCAAGGTGGAACTTGGCAATGGGTTTATATTGAAGTATCATCTGAAGTATTAAACACTACTAATTGTCAAGAAACAAACTATGTAAATATGGGTAATGGTAACTTTTATAGAATAGAATGTAGATAGTTATGAAATTAACAATAGAAAACAAATGGGAAATATATACAACTGAATTTAAAAATACAGATTTAAGTATAGAACAAATCATTTTTGCATTACAAGGTATGTTAATAAGCAATGGATTTGATAAAGAAACAATAGTTGAAGGTTTTAAAGAATTTATAGATAATGACACCACAATATAGAGCAAACATACTATTTAATAAATACACAAAAGACTACAATAGATTTATAGTTAGTGGTTATATTAAACAAGGTTATGATGAATGGAAAGAAATAGCAGTTGAACTTGGTAAACTATATAAAAACAAATAATATGTCCGATATAACAATGTGTTCAGGAAATGACTGCGAGTTAAAACAATTATGTTATAGATACAAAGCAGAACCAAATAAATTTAGACAATCGTATTTTAATAAGCCACCAAATAAAGACTTACAATGTAATTACTTTTTGGAAATAGAATGCGAATATTGTCACCAAACAAATGGAGTACACAAAATGAGTTGTCCAACGCAAAAAATAGAAATAAGATTATGAAACAAAAGATAATAAATAAAATGAATGAAGGTCAAGAATCAGATGTACCTTTGTATACTTGGTCAACTATTCCAAAAGGATTAAGAATATTTTGGCATAAGTACTACTTAAATAAACAGTAAACAAATTTGTTTATTTTTAATATGTTTAAACATTACTTTTAACTATGGGATTTGAAAAAGGAAATAAATTAGGAAAAGGCAGACCGACTAAAGTAGAAGAAGAAAAAGTAAATAATATCTTCATTAAAGCATTAGGTGAACTTTATAATAAAGAAACAGAAGATGAAACTAAAATAGCTTTTGTTAAAGAAACATTAATGCAATCACAAAGAGGACAATTATTTATTGCTGAACATATATTTGGAAAGCCAAAAGAAATTATAGAAGCTACACACAACGTAAATGATTTTAATATAAAAGATATCTTCAAAGTTGGGAATAGCAATAAATCAGAAATATAATCTATTAGGTTCAGATAGTAGATACTTTGTAATTACGGGAGGAAGGGGAAGTGGTAAATCATATTCCCTTAATTCCTTTTTATTACTATTGACTTATGAAGTAGGACACGTTATATTATTTACACGTTACACTTTAACTTCTGCATCAGTTTCTATTATACCTGAATTCATAGATAAAATCGATACAGCCAATTTAAGCAACGATTTTTATATAACTAAAGATGAAATAGTAAATCTTAAAACGGGTTCTAAAATCTTGTTTAAAGGTATTAAAACAAGTAGTGGTACACAAACTGCATCTTTAAAGTCATTAGCCGGTGTTACAACTTGGGTATTAGATGAAGCAGAAGAATTAACAGATGAAGAAACATTTGAAAAAATTGATTTCAGCATTAGAACAAAAGGAATTCATAATAGAGTTTTACTTGTATTGAATCCGGCAACAAAGGAACATTTTATATATAAGAAATTCTTTGAAGATAAAGGCGTGCAAGATGGTAGTAATTTGATTAAAGGTGATACAACCTATATACATACAACTTACCAAGACAATATAGAAAACCTATCTGAATCATTTATTAATCAGATAGAGAATATTAAACAACGCAGACCCGAAAAATATAAACATCAAATATTAGGTGGTTGGTTAGATAAAGCAGAAGGAGTTATATTTACTAATTGGTCAATAGGAGAATACAAACAAATAGGAAAATCAGTATTTGGTCAAGATTTTGGTTTCAGTAGTGACCCAACTACATTAGTAGAATGCAATATAGACACTTCTAATAAACGTATTTATATAAATGAACGTTTCTATTTACCATCATTAACAACGTCGCAGATATACGCTTTAAATAAGCAACATTGTTTAGATAGTTTAATAGTAGCTGATAGTGCTGAACCAAGATTAATAAGTGAATTACAAACAAGTGGTTTAAATATAGTTCCGGCAATTAAAGGTCAGGGTTCTGTAACTTATGGAATATCTTTATTGCAAGATTATGATTTGATAATATCACCTGAATCGATTAATTTAATTAAAGAGTTGAACAACTATTGTTGGTTAGAAAAAAAATCTAATACACCTATTGATAATCATAATCATTTAATTGATGCTTTAAGATATGCAGTTAGTTATCAATTAGAAAACCCAAACAAAGGTAATTACTTTATTTATTAGTTATGAGTTACGGACAAATAATAGCAACAATACAATGTTACATTCATCATCGTACCGGTAAAGAAGTACAAATCAATTTACCGAGAACTGTAGGTGAAATTAAACTAATGCAACAAATGTATAATATAGCATCACAATATTTGATATGACAGAAGAAGAAGATATATTTGACAATATGGAATTTGAAGCAGCAGATACAAGATATGAAATAATATCAATGTGTAATCAGGCTTTAAATGCAGTTGAAGGATTTGATACCGGAATGATAAGTAAAGAAGATGCGTTTAAGATTAAAGAAATAAAAAGAAAGTCATTAGCATTAATTGATTTGCAGATAGGAATGTTGTACGATGAAAACTTTGAAAGTTAAATAAATGTTAAAATGTATTTTATTTAAAACAATATAGTTAGATTTGTATCAAATAATAAACAAATGAAAACATATATGACAAAGTATTTAGTTACCTATTGGGCAGAACGTAATGATGAAGCTACAGATGTTGAAATTATTATAGAAGCAAACAACAAAGAAGAAGCATTAAAAATATTTTTAGATATGAATAAATCATATAAGAAAATAGAAAGTATAGAAGAAATGGTTTAGATTAGGTTAGGTTATTAATTGGAAGAAGGCAATCAGAAATGGTTGTCTTTTTTTTGTTTAATACAATATCAAGTATATTTTATTTTTAAATAAAACAAGAAATGAAATTAAAGATTACAGTACCAACAAGTTTAAATGAAATATCATTAGAACAATATCAAAAGTTTTTACAAATAGCTAAAGACAATCCTGATGGTGATTTTCTTCAACACAAGATGGTTGAAATATTTTGTAATATAGATTTAAAGAATGTAGC